TTTAGTATTGTTTATATTTATAGATATGGCGATAAAATACGGAATAGATTTTCCATTCAGAGACAGTCAAATTGGTGATTTTGTTAAAATGACAGAAACACCAGAAAGAGAAGTTAGAGCAAATCTAATTCACCTTCTTTTAACCAAGAAGGGTAGTAGATACTTTTTACCTGATTTTGGTACAAGAATTTATGAGTATATTTTTGACCAAAATGACATGGTTACATTTAATTTAATTGAAGAAGAAATAAGAGACGGTGTAAAAAAGTACATTCCAAATTTAGATATTAACTCAATTAATATCATGTCGGCAGAAGATGATCCTGATGAAACAACATCATTTAGTCAAGAAGAAGACGAAAGATTATTTAGGGTTTCAGAACAAGCAAATAAACCATATACTGCTAAAGTAAAAATTGATTATACGGTTAATAACGGGGCGTTTTCGTCTTCTGACTTTATAATAATAAACATTTAAAATGGCGAAAAAAATATCATACGCAACTAGAGATTTTGCGGGACTAAGACAAGAATTAGTTAATTTAACAAACGATTATTATCCTGATTTGGTAAAAAATACCAATGATGCGTCAATATTTTCTGTGTTGTTAGATTTAAATGCTGCGGTTGCGGATAACTTACACTTCCATATAGATAGAGTTTGGCAAGAAACAATTTTGGATTTTGCACAACAAAGACAATCTTTATTTCATATTGCTAAGACTTATGGGATTAGAATACCAGGTGTAAGACCATCGGTTGCTCTATGTGATTTTTCAGTTAACGTTCCGGTACGTGGAGATAAGGAAGATGAAAGATATTTGGGTATTTTAAAAGGAGGAGCACAAGTGTCAGGTGGAGGTCAAATATTTGAAACTATAGAAGATATAGATTTTTCTAATCCATTCAATAGTAAAGGAGAACCAAACAGATTAAAGATTCCAAACTTTGATAGTAACAATAGTTTAATATCATATACAATTACAAAAAGAGAAGCGGTTGTAAACGGAGTAACAAGAATTTACAGAAGAGTAATCAACCAAGTTGACCAAAAACCATTTTTAAAACTTTATTTACCAGAACAAAATGTTTTGGGAGTAGTTTCAGTAATACATAAAGACGGAACAACATTTGGTGCTAATCCAACATCAACGGAATTTTCAACATCAACCAATAAATGGTATGAGGTAAAATCATTAATGCAAGATAAAGTTTTTATTCCAAACACCACAAGTGTATCAGATAAAAACAATTTCAAGGCGGGAGATTATATGTCAGTTTCTAATAAGTTTTTAACTGAATATACTCCTGAAGGTTATTTCTCATTAACCTTTGGTTCAGGAACGGTTGACCCATTAGATAATTTGGATAACTACATTACTAACAATATGAAAGTTAATATTGCTAGTTTTTTAAATAACATGTCATTAGGAACAGTACCTAAAGTAAACTCAACATTGTTCGTGAAATATCGAATTGGTGGTGGTAAAGATTCTAATTTAGGGGTTAATGTTATAACAAGTGTAGACAGTGTTGAATTCAATATACAAGGTCCAAATTCAACTATTAATACTCAGGTTGAGGATTCATTATCCGTAACAAATATTACACCGGCAATCGGTGGTGCGGACCAACCAACAATTGAAGAAATAAGAAATATGGTTGCATATAATTTTGCGGCACAAAATAGAGCAGTAACGTTAAATGACTATAAATCTTTAATAGAAACTATGCCGTCCACATTCGGTGCACCCGCAAAGGTAAATGTAATGGAAGAAGATAATAAAGTTAGAATCAAATTATTATCATACGATGAAAATGGTAATTTAACTGACACCGTATCCAACACATTAAAAAATAATATTTTAAATTATCTTTCTGAGTTTAGAATGATTAACGATTATTTGGATATTGTGAGTGGTGAGGTTATCGATATGGGATTGGAGGTTGATTTAGTTATAGATAAGAATACATCACAAACAGATGTTATTAAGACCGCAATTGAAAATATTGTTGATTTCTTCGCCATAGAAAAACGTAAAATGGGTGATCCATTATTTGTTGGAGATTTGTCAAAATCTATTGGTAATGTGTCTGGAGTTGTCAACGTTGTAGATTTAAGAGTTTTTGGAAAAATTGGTGGAGAGTATTCGTCATCCGAGGTTTCACAAAGTTATAAAGATAACACAACCAAAGAAATACAACAGAGTGACAATACAATATTCATGAAGTCAAACCAAATATTCCAAATTAGATTCCCAAACAAGGACATTAAGATAAGAATTAAAACATTAGGAACGACTACATTTTAATTAGTTTTTTGTTTATAATAATAGAAAATCCACCTCTTTCTATTTATTATAAGAATGCTACAAAAACATAGAATATACACAGATATTGGTAAAGACCAAAACATCACAGTCGAATTAAAACAAGACTATGATTTATTGGAAATTTTGTCTTTAAAGTTTACACAGAAAGACACATATACTTCACTTTGTTCAGATTACGGTGTTGTATGTGGAAGAATTATCGTAAATAATGGTTTTGGAGTACCAAATGCAAGAGTTTCTATATTTGTTCCATTATCGGACGAAGACTCAACTGACCCCGTAATTTCGGCCTTATATCCTTTTAAGGACCCAACAGAAAGAAACGAGGAAAACAATTACAGATACAATTTATTACCATCGAGAAAACAACACGGTGGACACGAACCCACAGGAACATTTCCTGACCAATTAGAAGTTCTCAATAGAGAAGAAGTTTTAGAGGTATATGAAAAATATTATAAGTACACCGTAAAGACTAATGACGCCGGTGACTTTATGATATGGGGGGTTCCGTTAGGATTACAAAAACTTCATGTGGATTTGGATTTATCTGACATGGGTTGTTTCTCATTAAGACCGGACGATTTTATCAGACAAGGAGTTGGATTAGACCAATTCAAAACATCTTACGCTTTTAAGGCATCTGAAGATATTGATTCATTACCTCAGATTGTTTCATTTGATAAGACGGTTGAGGTAGTACCATTTTGGGGAAACGTAGATTTGTGTCAAATAGGAATAACAAGAACGGATTTTGATTTGTCAGATAAGGGAGTTAAAATTGAACCTAAGGCAATTTTATTAGGGTCAATATTTTCTGACCAAGGAAACAATACAGTTAATAAAAACTGTACCCCACGTTCGGGTATGGGTAATAAATGTGGTCTTACCACTGAACCTGCAACTGTAGAAATTTTAAGATTTACCAATAAGAAAGATAGTAATGGTAGACCAATATTGGAATTAATGGAAACGAGTGAAGATGTGGATGATAGTGGTTCGTTTATGATTTCAGTTCCAATGAATATGGAATTTGTTTATACAAACGAATTCGGTGAGAATGAAATAACAAACGACCCAAACAAAGGTATACCAACATCGGCATGTTATAGATTTAGAGTATCGGCAAAAAATCAATCATTAGGTAGAGTTAGAACAATTGGTTCATACTTAATACCGAACATTAGAGAATATGCAACATCAGATGCTGAAATTGATAAATCATATACGTGGTCAACTAATTGGAACGATTACCCATCGGGTGCTTTAAATAATAATATTCTTTTTAATAATATTAATGGGTCTTATTATCCGCAAGATTATTTTTATAGATTTAACTATAATAAAATATATAGTGTATCGTCATTTCTTGGTTCATATAGTGAGGGGGATTTAGGAATCACACAAATATCACCAAAAGAAGAAGATGATTGTCAAAATAATTCTGTAACCCCACCAATTAATCATGCGGTACGAACAATAACCTTTGCGATTTTATTAGCAATAATATTAAACACATTCGAAAGATTAATTTATTATGCGTTTATTGCGGCAATACAGGTTTTAATATTACCATTTCAAGCATTATATAATTTTAGAATTTATGTAAAATACATTATTGATTGGAGACCATTTGAGTTTTTTGATGGATTAGTTATTGAACCACTACAAAGATTTGGAACGATTCGTTTAGGTATTGCAATTTATCCTGAATGTGAAACATGTGATAATTTAGACTATACAAATGAAGTTCCAAATACAAGTACTGACCCGGCAGATTTATATACTGAAATTGCTACAGGAACGGCAATTCCCGATAGTTTTATGACAACATATGGATGTTCAAGTTATACTGATGGAGACGCCAACACAACTAGAATTTATTTCAACATTCCATCAACCGCATGTTCAGGAACAACAGTAACACCGTCTATTATTAGTGGTTATACATTAAATCAAATATTGGACGATTACACAGGTAGATTTATTGTTAAATTTAATAATTCAGGAGAACATGCCACATTAAATTTATTTATTGAATCAATAAATGGTGTTAATACATATTATTATGACGACACACAAACAGTTAGTTATAGTGGTGGAAATCCACCAACTGGTCCACAGGGTTATAAAATATACGACTCACAATCAAGATTAAATGGCGGTGCGGGTACTTCAGGTACTAATAGTGAATTAGAAGGTGGATGTCAACAATATGTTACCGTTTATAAAGAAAGTATTGTTTATGGAACATATTGTGTGGGTAATGCATCTACACCATATAGTGGTTTAACTTCTCAAAACATAGTTGCAGGTACAACTTGTAGTGGTAGTAATATTGCTGTCGGTCAAGTTATAAGAAATATTGACAAGAATCCATGTGGTACTTGTGGAACACATAGTGGTTACTCTGAATTTAGATATGGTTTATTTACTATTATCCCCGCCGCTGCGGTTGGGAATTGGGGAGACAATTTTGATGCAATAACAGAATATGCAAGAAGAAAACTTGTCGCTAAAGTATTCT